TCACGCTGACCCTCAAGCACGTTCACGCTCAACACTTTCCCGCCAAGCGATTCCGCTTCTTTCTCTAACGCATCATAGGCCCGCCTCATACCGGCACAAGCCGAGCGATACGCTTCCACGTCCCTCGCTTTATACGCATCCCGACAACGCATCAGTTGCCGCCAAAACCGTAAACGTGTTTCCTCGCTCACCAGTTCCGCCAAACGATCCAACCCCCAACGCTGATCCGCTTCCCGTTTCCTCGCCATAACGCCAACGGCTGCCGCGTTCATCGCCAACACAATCGCATCATCCACTTCAAACGGATTCTTCAAACGATCTTCAGGGTTACCGCCATGAAGATAAGTTTTTACCTTTCCCTTGTTCCTGTTGCCCGCCATAACATCAATCCTTTCTGTTCTCTGTTCACACTTCCTGCTTACGCTTTCCTGTTAGCCGCCATAAGGATCAAATCAAAACCAACCATGCCGTCCGAAACATTGAAGCGTCCGAATGTGTGTCTTTCAGACACACACACATATCGGACGCGTTCGCTTTTTGTTCGTGAACCATTACGGACAATCCAGGACGGTTTTTAGGACGTTTCAGGACGTTTTTAACTGTTTCGGACATGGTTATTTAGGACGCTAAAACTCATTCGGACGCACTTCGGACGCATACGCTATCCAAACCCACTCATCACGCATGGCGGTATAACCAATATCGGCTAACGTATCGCGCAATTCCTTCCAGCGTTTCCGCTTATCGCTATCCTCGACATCGCTTCCAAGTCGCGTGTAAACCTCTTGCCGCCACGCGTCAACCGTTACGCACCGATGCCTCTCGCCTTGCATAATCCTGTACTCGCCTTGCGTCTTAATCACATGGCGTAACGCTTCCCTTGCCATCACTTGATGCTTACCCCTTCCCGTCTTATTCCCTCTTCCTGATGGCGGCTTAAATTCATCCTGATCAGGCAAATCACCCGTGAATTCCTTAACCACTAACGTCGCTGATTCATCTGATTCAAATCCCAATCCTTTTGGCGGCTCCAGCTGCACGCTATTGAGTGAAAAGTGAATCTCAACACCGTCCTTTCCATCCTTTTGCTTGGTAATCCGTAACGTCCCTGATTGCGCTTCCTGATGGCGGGTAATCTCAATCTGTGTATCCACGGCACCTAAGAAACTTGAATGCCCTCGTAATCCGAGTGACGCGTCCTTGCCTGAGTGATGCACAACAAGCAAGGCGGCTTCCGTTGCCGCTTGAAGTCGTCCGCATTGCGCGATAAACGCACCCATGTCCTCCGAAGCGTTCTCGTTTCCTCCGCCAAATGCTCTGGCTAGCGTGTCAATGATGATCAGCTTCGGCTTCTCAATCTCACTTTCGGCTATGGCGATAAGCAGATCCGTGAAATCCGACTCAGAACCTCGTAAGTTCACCTGCGACCTGATCACGCCAACAGGTATGTCCGTTAGCTCATACTGCTTTCTAAGTCCCGCAATACGCGTCCCGATACCTCCATGCCCCTCCCCTGCCACATACAGCACGCCTCCTTCGCTTTGGACTTCGTGGCCTAGCCACGTCTGTCCACTGGCGACCATGGCGGCCATGTGAAGGGCTATGAACGATTTAAAGGTGCCTGGCGGCCCGTAAAGCGCCATGAATCCGCGTTGCGGTATCACACGATCAATGAGCCACTTAACGGGCTCGTCCTTGGCGTCACGCCACATCTCAACCTTGAACCGTCTCGGTACATGATCATCAAACGGTTCCGCTTCCGGCGTTACGGATTCCGGTTCCTTCTCAGCTTCTTTTCCCGTGAGCCGTGTTGGCGGATGAACGTCCTCGCCATCCCATAACGCTGTTTTCTGCACGAGTTGCTTTAAATCCTCCAAATCGTGATCAGCGTCGATCCACTCGTAAGCATCATCACCAATGGCGTCCATGCCCAAATCGACAATGCGGATCTGCGCTGCCGTTCCTTGCAACGCTTTTGCAACGCGGTTCGCGTAACGCCATCCAGGTAAATCGTGATCCGGCAGGATCACCACGTTTCTGTCTTGAAAGTAAGGCGTGATTGCTTCCGGCCAATCGCTTGCCCCTTGGTGCGCCGACACGGCCACGACCCCCAAAAACGCTGTTAGATACTCGGCTGCCTTTTCACCTTCCGTGATAAAGACAACCTTTGATGGGTGCGCGGCCATCATCGGCAAGTTATAGGGCACTGGCTCCCAACCCGCAATCGTGGGTATCCGTTGCCCGTCAACGATTCGATATTGGCGGTACGTTTTCTTGCCGCCTGGTAGCTCATAGCGAACCTTCTGCGCCGTGATCTCGCCATCGAGCGTAATGTAGTCCCAGGCATAAACCTCGTTCAACCTGATCGGTTTCACGTTCTCCAATGGATCTGCACTGATCCTTCTTGGCGGTAACGAGTTCCACCCTAACTGCCCGTCACCAAGCAATGGCTTAACGCTCTCAAACACGTCGGCTTGCTCGCATCCGCCAAAGCACTTAAGCAGAATCTTTCCACCTTCCCCGTCCGTAATCGCAAGCGATGGATTCGTGTCCCCGTTCCCGCTGCCATGCCCTGGTACCGGGCAACTGGCTAACCATCCCCGCTTATATCGCTTGGCGTTACCAAGCGCCACCGCTAATTGTTCAGCGTGCATTTGTTTCTATTCCTGTTGGCGTCAAAAAAACCCGCGTATAAACGCGGGTTCGTTTCAACGTGTTGCTCTAAAACTCTTCATCACGTTGCGCGGGTGCCGCTTGCTGCACCGCGGCCACGGGCGCTTCGGCTTCGCCGTCCATGCCAGCTGGCCTCGGTATCCACTTCACAAGCACAAACTTAGGCTTACGCGTTCCGCCTTTACCAACCTTCAATAGATCCGCGCCCTGATACTCGACAACAGGAACCTTATCCAGGTTGGCGGCACGATCCTTTGAGCACGCCATGTAAAGCGATTCAAACCCCATGTTGCTACCTGCCTGGTTTGAACTCCATTCCACCAAGCCAAGTTCTTTGTTGTAAAAACGTGCCACGAATCCGCGCTTGTGATCTGCGCTTGGCTGCGCACCTTTCTTACCTAACTCGTGATCAGGTTGCCAATCACGCACACCCGTTGCCAGCATCAGCCACCCGGTTTGCGTGGCGTCAATATCAAACACGAGTTGCTTGAGTTGGATTTCCTGGCCTTCCTTGTTCGTCCACGCATTGGCTTGTGGCGAGAACCGTATGTATGGCAATCCAGATCCACCACCTGTTAGTCCTAGCATATAAACACCTTTCCATTGAGAGTTAAGCGGTGATGTTTGGCGCGTCCTTGCGCCCAAGCGTTAATCCGCTTGATTCGGCTGTCACCAATTCAACCAAACTCTGATACATGTCTGGAAACTGCTTTTCCATTTGCGCGGGTGTGATCGGTATCCGCTTGACGGTTCCAGGTATCTCTTCCACGCGTGACATAACTTCCTTTTCGTTAGACCATTTGCGTGTAGCGCGTTTCGCTACAAGCGTCCAGTCATCCAATCCTTTGCCGCTTTCAAGAAACTTAAACGCTCGTTTCTGAATCGCTTCAATCGTTTGCTGCGCATCAGCCGCCATATTAAGCAATGCGTTCATAGCATCGCTGTTCATCGCATCCACTTCGGCTTTGGCGATAACCGCCACGGCTTCGCGCTTCTTAGGACACGCTGACCGTGCCGGGCACCACCTGCAATGCTCACCCTCAACAATGTCCGGGTTCGGATCAAGCGTTCGCTTGATGGCGGGAAACAGAACATCCTGACGCCACACGTTCAGCGCATGGCGCGTGATCTTAAACGTTTTAATGGGTTGCGGTTGCGTTGGCTGCACAATGACTAGACTGAAATCCTTAACGCTTTCCGGTAAATGCGGCTCCACGGCACACGCGTACAGTTTTAGCTGCGCGCTATCAGGTTCGACGTTTATCTGACCTGTTTTCAAGTCAGCAACAACGCATTCTGTGTCGCTCCATATCACGCAGTCTGCTGTGCCAAACACATGCGCCGATAACGGATTGGCGAGCACAACGCGCTCTTCAATCAGTGCTGCGCCAAATGATTCATCCTTCTCGAATGACTCAACGAAATCAATATAAACCTGCGCCCAACCTGCCATCTCCTCGGTGATGGCGATCCCTTCAAACACTTCACCGATATACCGATTGGCCTTCTCGCCCATCATTAACGCCATGTCCGACAACGCATGCACGGCAGTACCAATCTTGGCGGCTTGTCCTGCTTCCGTTCTCGGTACCCCTCGCGCCAGTTGGATAGACGCTGGACATGTAATCCAACGTTCCGCGGATGAAGGACTCCATTCACTGTGATCTTTGCTCATACATCATCCCTCTCGTAGTACCAGGCCCATGCGCCCTTATCGAGTCGGCGCTTAAACCTAAGCGTCTTACTCACTAACCTTTTCGCTTCCAATGCGCGCATCATCTTGAGCGCGTTCTGCGGTGTGCAGCCAAATTGATCCGCCAAATCCTGCAACGATTTGGGTTTCGTTAGCGCGTCGTAATACACCTGCTGCGTTTTGGTGAGCGGCGTATACCGCTTCACGATAACGCTTCCAAACCTTGCAACCGACCGCGTAAACTCAGCCTTGCCAGATACCAACACGCCCATGGATTTAGCAAGGCGCAATACCTCTTGCTGGTTCATGTGTTTTTGTCCTTTAAGGCTTGTTCAATGGCACAAGCAAAACTACCCCAGTGCTGATTTCCTGAATGGATCTCTTGTATTTCATACGCAGTAAGCCCAACCCACTTACGCTTTGCAATTACTTTTTCGTGGTATGTCTGATCGTTCATTACTGCCATAGCAAGTGACTCGCATGTTTTGCACGGCGTAGGGTCTTTGTAAAGCGCAGTCCATCGCTCAGGATGACGGCCAATGTCTGCGGGCATGTGCGTGATGACATTACCTTCAATAACGTTGTGCATCCACGCCACCGGCTCTTGCTTTGTCTCTAGTGCCTGGCGCAGGGCGGTGATAGCGTTCTGTTGTAGCGTTAAGCCTGATCCAAACGCAATGATTACTTTCTCTAGCGCCTCAAGCGCCAGTTGCATAGCTTCTCTGCTCATTTCAAATACCCCGCGCCAAACCGCGCCAAAAAGTACGTCGCAACGCACCAAACAAGAAACCAATAAACAAACTCCGGTGTCTTGTAACGGATGTAAGACCAAGGTGTGCGGCCAATGAGATATAAATCCTGAAGCCACAACATGTCATAGCTGACATGATTCGGTTTTGGCGGCTGATAGTTGCAACCAATCCGCACGCGCTTTTCGGGTTTTACTTCAACCTGAATCGGTATCCCTTCTCTGATGTAAAAGCTCATATTTCCTCTTCTTTCGCGCCTTGTGGCGCTCCCGTTGGTGAACTAATCTGTGACAGTTTGCGCAAAGCGGTATGCACTTCTTAACTTCTTCAAACGCTCGCAAAAACCGTCCATTCTTAATTAATAAATTGACTGATTCTTTGTTAGTCTTATCAACATGGTGAAAGTCAATCAGCGCAGGATTGCTGATGCCGCAATGCGCACATGAAAGTGATTCCTTGTACGCATCCCATGCCTTGCGCCGTAATCGCTTGTTAACAAGCGTTGCTTGCTTAATCCGCTCTCGGTTCTTTTCGTAATGCTTTTTGGCGTAACCGCGTTGCTTCTCGCGGCGCAAAGCAGGATCTTTATACGGCAAGCGATTTCCGCCAATAGATCGTGCGCTCTGACCCCCACGGCTTGCTTGGCTCGAACAGCTTGAACCCGCACGCAATGAGCGAGTTGGCGGACGCTGGATTGTCCGTTGTATCGCTCACCGCCCAAACTTTCCCAAGTTGGCGGGCAAACTTGCAGCGCGCACGGATTAGCTTTTTCTGTAACCCGTTGCCCTCGTGGTGCATGATCACGCCAGCCCGCGCCAGGTAAACGGTATCTTCCCAACTGGCTGATGGCATCAGACACGCGAACGCGCAAGCCTCGTCTTTTCGATACGCTACCCACCACCAACCGTTGCTCGGACAAATCACGCTGTCCGCGGGCAAGATCTGCCGCTGCATGTAACGCAACAATACTTCTCGGTTTGCATCCACCGTGACTTGCTTGACCGTGTACGTTGCTTTCATGGCGGACATATTGTGCCATAAACGCTATAAATTTCAATGACTTAACCATGACAGTTAGTTCATATTCCAGTGACGCGGCCACAAGTACAAATCTTCCTTTGTGGCGTAGCGCTCGTTTAGCCATGTCGTCGTGCGTTCCATACCACCGGCACACACCCACCAATGTGGTTTTGAATAGTGCGGCACGAATAAAACCGTGTCCAAGTAATACACCTTTTGCATTACGCGTTCTGCTTTCTCATCGCTCATTTAAGTAGTCCCTGATAGAAACGTGCCATGTCCATTTGAAATGCTCTTCGCTAAATGGATACATCGGTGTGTCAGCTTGCGAGTCGTAAAGCATTGCTTCGCATTTCTCGGCAATACTGGCTTGTGAATCGCCAAACGCGTAAGTGTGCGTTAGCTCACCATTGAGTGCGTTCTTGTTTGTTAGCACTGACCTGTTCATCAGTGCCGCGGTAAGTGCCCTGTCATGCGGGCACCAATCCCAATTGGCGTCAAAGTTAATCAGGCCCGCGTAATGCTGCACCATCGTCCCCAACGCGGCGTGCGGTTGGGAACCAACATATCGCCAGTTGTCCACTTCACCGAAATGTTCCATCCAACCTGGCCCTGCAATGTCAATGGGTAGGCCTTTAAGCGCAGACATGACATGCAATCGCCTATGGCGTTTCATCGCCGCATCTAATGCGCAATACGCATCAATCAATAAGGTTTCTTCATTCAGCCTGTCGTATTGCCCGCGAATGTCTAGCACCTTGCTCAGTACATCCCAATGACTACCATCACCAAGCAACAAGTAGTCATCCTTTAAGTCAATAATTCGCCTGACTTCAGAAACCGTTTCATCAAGCGTGTCCTTGATCTGCGCTAACTCGTTGCCAATCCCGCCAAACACAAGCAAGCGATCACGGTACATGGCTTCCTGATCAATCGGTGCGGCAGGAAATCCGCCAAAGCGCAACTCAGTGCCGCACAAGAAATGCGCATCAGCTGTTTCGTAATCCGCAAACGCGTGATAAAGGTTCTCCTCTCTGTCTGATGCTTTAGCGTACTCAAGCACTTCAGGCACACGTCGCAAGTCATTGTGATACGAATCAATGACGTAATAGGTCACGCGCTTACCGCGTTTGCCCATTTCGCGCCACAAGTATTCATCACCAACTTTTACCTTTAGCGGCAATGCGCCAATCATAAACAATTCATCAATGGCGGATAGCGCGCCAATCGCCTGAAATTGCTGCTCAAGCGGTGCCATGATGTTCACAATGTGTGGCTCAAACCCGTGTGCCGCAAACCCGATAGCGATATGGCGGGCAAAGTTTTCTGTGACGCCATACGGGTGCGTGTTTGTGAGTATGCAAATCCTGCGATGCGTTTTCATGCTTGCACCCCAAACCATTTTTTGGCGTATTCCGGCCTGTGCTCAACGATCCATGGTGCGGCTGCACCTATCAACGCTTTAGCGTCACGCCCAACCGTCATGCTTCCTGCGTGATGCACATAAGCGCGTGACACGAAATGCTTGTAACCGTCTGCAGCCATGTCAGCGCACACAACGTCATCACTAAACCAGTTGATCGGCGGAAACGGATGATCCTTGATCGCTTTGGCGTTCACCCAAGTAAAGATCGGGCTGATCACGTCAACGGGTTTGATGGCATCCTCCGAGCGCCAGCGGCACATCTCAATCGCGTCACCTTCGTTGCGCGGTACTCTGATGTTTTGCGGTGGTCGCACAAAGTCTGAACGCGCTGCGATAAAGCCAATCCGCTTGCACACTTTGCTCAGTGCCGCCACGTCATCAAGCAATAACGACATGGTTTGTGGCGTGATCACAACATCATCGTTAGCAATGATGAATGAATCATCACCTTCTGCAAACGCTTCAATGGCTGCATTGTAGTCATCGCCAAAGTTGCCAAGTTTCCCGTCCCATACGCACAACTGCACCCCCTTGGCGTAATGAAATACGCTGGACTTCATGACATGCAACGTTGGGCTTCCTGTGGTTGATATGATTATTTTCATGCGGGCCAATGTCCTACGCGTCTTAAGCACTCGATAGCGCGGCGGCGAACCACGGCATCCTGAAAGCGCCCGTATTGCTCCAATCCTTTGAGCGTTTCAATGCAATCAGTTAGGTTTTCCATCGCTTCGGAATACTTTGATTCCAACTCGCTAATTGCTGACGCTTTGCTGCGTTTCTTTTCTGGTTGTTGCTCATCAACTGAAAACTCATCCATGGAGTGATTCCTTAAAGGTCATTGGAAAAGGCGTTAAAACAGAATCGTAAAGATGTGGATCGCGCAGTGCTTGCAACTTTCGTATCAGTTCTTGCTTAAAGTTCCATGCGCCAAGGATAAAAAGGCACTTTTGCCTGATCTCCGATACGGTTTGGAGCGCAACAATTTGCTGCGTGGAGTTCGGCAGGTACTTACCGATCTTCAATGGCGATTCATCCACCACGACATGCGGATCGTCGTTAATGGCTTGCATCAGCGTGACTGCTTTGGCGGCACAGCCAACCATCACCACCACATACCCATCACTTTTGGCTTGCTTGATGACAGATCGCATGGATTCCACGGCACGGTTTACGCCATTAGCAAATCGTTGACCGTCCATCCACGTCAGCTGGTGCAACCTTCCCTCGTTCCACTTGCTCGGTGCAAATGGAATCGGACTCGGAAACGAGTCGCGTTTACATACTGCTGCAAGCATCGACCCGCCATGCACGTTAACGCGCTGGCGAAAACCTACTCTTAAACCCGCCCTGGTACACGCCAAGGTAAACGAGTCCACCGTGAAAAAAGAAACGTGCTCGTGATAAATCGTGTCGAATTCACCATTGGCGAGCATATCCATTTGGCTCACCTGTATATACGCCACGCCATCATCCGTTAAGCAAGCCTCGATGCCTTTGAGAAACGCAATCGGATCGTCGTTATGCGCCAACACGTTCATGGCGATCACAACGTCATAACGCTCGTTGCCCATGTTCAAAGGCCAATAGGCCGGGATCGTGTAAACGCCTTTTTTGCTTGAAAGTTCAAGCAAATTCTTTGCTGGTTCAATCCCCGTCACGGTTGCGCCACGCTTAGCAAGTTTCTGCAACAACGTCCCGTCGTTGCTTGCAATCTCAAGCACGTCAGCGTTCGGGTGATGAAGCGAAACGTTCTCTGCGAACCATTCAAAGTAATCGTTAAGCGTGTTGCTCGTGCCGCTGACGTATAGATAGTGATCGAATAGTTCTTTAGCGTTGTAGCTCACCTTTTGCATAACGTGCGTACATTGTGTGCACATCTGCGCAGCAAGCCTTGCGCAGCGCACAAATGTGTTGGGATTGTTCTTTAGCGCGTTGGCGGGTGGTTGCTCGCCAAGATCAAAGATCATTTCTGTTTTCCCCTCGCATAGCAAGCATTGGTTAATTGTTTTGTCCATAAGCCCTTTTGAAGTGTTCGCAGCGTTCTTGTATTGAATAGAGTTGCGGAATTGTTGGGAGCGCGAACGAATATGTGCCTGTGCTAACACCAAACTCAACCGGGACTTTGTGAACATTTGCCACCTCGTGCGCTAGCTCGCCAATGCTCATGGTGTAAGACGCAAGCGGATAAATGCCTTGCGCGCTGTCATCTTCAATGATTTCCATCACGCGTTCCGCTAAGTCGTCATGGAACAAAATGCTTCGCATCGCATCAGGATTGGTAACGTAAACGCGCCCCTCTTCAATCGCTGATCGGTTCATTGCGTTAAAGATCAAATGCCATCGCATCTTTGGCGACCATCCGCTTACCGTGCCCATGCGCAAACCAACCACGCGCTTGCCCATGTACTTAGCCACCAAATCGAATGACAACTTGCTGGCGTCATAAGCGTTCTCGCGTTGCTCGTTAGCCACCAACGAATCACCGTTTGAAAGCAACGATCCTGTGCTGGCGTAAATAAGTCTTGTGTGTGCCGCCATGCGCTCAAGTAGACACAATGTGTATACAACGTTCTCCGCTACGGCTCGATGCGGTTGTCGGTTAGCGTCGGCAACGTTAGACACGCCAGCAAAGAAAAGGATCTCATCAAACGCACTAAGCGCAACGTCTGACATGTCCATGAAATCCATGCCCGTTTTTATATCAACAGCCACAAGATTCACGTCATGCGCAATGTTTTTTAACAGCTGGCTGCCAACGTAACCCTCAGATCCAATAAGCAAGACGCGCTTCATGAAATCTGCCTAATGATCTCTAACGCTTTGCCTCGCACCTCTTCCGTGACTGCGTGTCCAAACTCTTCAGGATGCAATAACGAGTGGATAAACCTGCGCGCAACGCGCAACTTGTTGTCGCTTTCCGCGGCAAGGGTTCGCGTGTACTTCAATAACTCTTTTAGATTTTCAACTTCCTGTGTGCTCATTCATAACCCCATAAAGTGCAATCAAACTGGCGTCAGCCCGCCCGTCATCTCTTTTGCGAGAAAAACTTGACGCGTTATTAGGAAACATTTGTTGCGCCAATGCTCGTGCGCCATCCTTGCCGCCCGTCAACCTAACCTTGCGCTGCCACACGAGCGGCGGCACAAAGTGGTAAGGAATCTGTAAGGATGCAAGTACGCCCTCAACATTGCCGAGTGAGCGCCCAAACGAAAACATGCTACTTACACCTTGCCCAGGCATGGCGGAAACCTGCTCGATATAGGCGGTGCATTCGTAGTCAATGAGGTAAGCCGCCAAATGCGTATGCAACTCATGTGGCGACACAAAGTTCTTGACAGCCTTTCCAGCGGTGCGCTGCACAATCGGCATGTCAATCACATCAATGAGCTTCTTGCCTTGGAGTGTTGCAATCGCACCACTTGCGCCTGGATCAATACCAATAATTAGTTTGTTCATAGCTTTCCATTTGGCGGTAAAAAGTTGCAAGTGTCCAACCTTTTCCGACGAACGGCAAAAAAAATGCCCGCAAGCGGCGGGCAAAAACCAACAGGAGGGGAGTTCCGTGTATCAGTTTACCTGCGATATTCCTCGGTGAGAAGTCCCCCTACAACAGGGAACGGAGCAACCTGGAACGGGCCAACCTGAAATGGCCCCGCCATACGGCTTGCAAGCATACGTCGTTGCTGTTCGCGTGCGGCGGCAACGGCTGGCGACACAACGCCACCTTGCGCGGCAGTCTGTGCCGCTTCAACATTGGCCGCGGTTTGCATACGCTGCGAAACGTTTTGCACCATTGGGCCAACCATAGGGATATTGCCGCCAACGCTACGCGTAAGAATGTTCATCAGTGTTGGCGCCGTTCCCGAACGGTTAATCAGCGGCACACCACCTGTCGCGGGCTCGCCAAACGCTGCCGTTGATGCGCGTCCAATACGCTTTAACTGGTCAACTTCTTCCTTGTTGAATAGCACTTCAAGTTTCGGTTGAATCCGTTTGAGTGCCGAATTAAATCCTGCTTGGCTAAATGCTCCAGACGTTCCCACGGCACTATCAATCAACCATTGAATCGTTTGCGCTCTAACGTCATCCCATGCCGCTTTAGCTTGATCAACGGCAGCTTGGTCGATATTAGCGCCACGCGGTTTAGTGAGCGTGTCGCGTAACGCAACAACGTCTTTTGTTTGACCGCCAACAATAAACCGTTGAAAGAATTGATCCTGATTAGCTTGGCCCGCAACGATTGGCTTAAAAGGATCAAACTCACGCGCTCTGGCGGCTGACAGTCCAATACCTTCGCGGAACTTTTGAACGGCTTGATTTGCCTCTGGAATGTTTTGCGTCACTTCCGCCATGTAAGCATCAAGTTGCTTTTTAATATCTCCCATGGCTTTTGCTGAACCCGGATTTTCTCCGGCACGTTGCGTTAGCAATTGGCGGAACTTAATCGCCTCTTCAATGCTAAACGCTCTTCCGTCATCACCGCCCATTGCAAACTGTTCAATGCGCTTTTTAACAGGCGAAGGAATCACATCTTCAAAGTTATCAAGCGTGTCCTGAATGCGCATCCTAAAGTCGCCAAAAGGAATTTGATCCTTTGCACCAGGTAGGCTTCGCGCTGCGTTGTATGCCGCATCAATGTCCGCACCAAGCGCGCCAAATAAACCGCTACGGTCAACGCGTTGACCAATGGCACCCGTTACCGCTTCTCCCGTTGCCAATGGCGTTGGCTGCGCTTGCCCGCGTAACGCTTCAAGACGCTCGCGTAACAGACGCGGTTGTTGCGTGAAAATATCAAGTAACGGCTGACCAGCACCCTCAATGGCGGCAAGATTACGTTCTGCTGCAAACTGTCTAGGATCACGCGTTACTTGGCCTGATGTGTAAGGCATACCAAGTTTTTCAAAATCCTCACGCCTGATTAGTGATGCTGGATCAAGTTTCCCGGTTACTTGTAATTGCTGCTTTGCACCTTCAGCAAGCCTTGCTTGCGCTGTGGCAGTAAGTTGCGAAATATCGGCTTGCGGATCAAGCGTTTTGATGTAGTTGTTAATCTCAACACGCACTTGCGATGGCGACATAACTGTTGCTTGGCGTGTTGCTGCTGTCGCCATATCCCTTGCGCCTAACGCAAGACGTGACGCACCCTTAACCACTTCAGGCGCAACTACACCGGCAACTGCGCCTGTCGCCGCTTGTGCAAGTTTTGATTCTGGTGTGCCCGCTTCGCTGTACATGGCGGCAGCTGGCACTGCGCCTTGCAATGCTCGCGCCGTAATACCGCCAAGCGTTAACTCTTTTCCGCCTGGTATAAGCATGGCTGGAGCAGTTGCCATGACATTACCCACCATACGAGGAATATCTGCCGCTGGCCCTGCATCGGTACGCATACCGCGCTCACCGTAAATGCTAGGTGGTTGCGCAGTTCCTATGGCGGCTTCATACATCGCCAAATCTTTATTGACTTGC